TAATTTTAAAGAAAAGAAAATAATCATGACTAAAATGTTTGGTATTCCATCAAACAAAATAGTTGAGATTAAGAATCCTTATGCACCTACTGAAATCTTAAAAAACTTTGATGAAAAAACAACTGGTTATATAAGTGTAGTTGGCGAAAAAGATGAAATGAGATTGGGTGGAAAATATTTTGAAAAATATAAAGGTAAGATAGAACAAGGATACAAAGACAAAGGTTATGTATACGTTTCACCATCACAATCAAACCCAATATCAGGTACTAATGTACGAAATTGGTTAAGTAAGGGCGATGAAGAACAACAAAAGGCTGGATTCTTAAAAGCATATCCAAAGTTTGATGAAAAAATATTCAAACTGATTACTCTTAAACTTAAAACTATGAGTGAAGGAATGCCAGGTGGGCCGGGTATTGGATTATCGTTTCCAAACGGAACAATTAATGGTGCACCCAAACCTGAAGATGTGAAAAAGATGCGTAAGAAGTTAGATGATGAAGATGAGGTAAACGAAGAGATTAAATTAGATGTTAATATTGGTGATACCATATTAATGGGTAAATTTAAAAATAAAAAGACAGTAGTTAAGACAATTGGCAAAGATGAGCATGGGATGCCAACTATTAATGGTAAAAAAGTAGCAACATTTAGAATACTACCAAAACAAAATATTTTTAAAGAATACTCAGGTGAGGGATATGATATAGATGGGTATGGACCGGCTGGAGAGGAGCATAATGTATCGTGGGAAGATTATGATAATCAAGAATATTATTTAGATGGATTACCTGGTTGGGAAATAAAAGGACATTTAAGCACCGATTTACCCAAAGAAATTTTGGATATAGAACTACCAGTAAATAACCACCAACCATGGTCAAACTTTGCAGCAGATAAAAATAAACCAGTCCAAAAACCTAATAGAATAAAAGAAGCTGCTAATGTGGGTGATAACGATGATTCCCAACCAGATGGTGGATACTTACCAAAAGGTAAAGCAAGAATATTAGGTGGAGATGATGGGGTTAATAAATCCGATGAATGGTTTGTTAGAGGTGGATATACTCAAACTGATTTTCCTAAAGCAGATGCAATTTATGGAAAAGACGATGAAAACCAATATGTTATTAAATTTAAATCAAAAAATAACGCTAGAAATTTAAATAAACCAACTACTTACCCACTTGGGTTTGATGATATTGATGTCACTCAAAATATTGAAAAAATTGAAAAGGTAGAAAAAAGATTGAAAAAGAAAACAAAACAAAAAGATTCTATTTCAGAATTAATATCTGATTATTCTGATTTATTAGATTCACTATTTGAAAGTGATGGGGAAGATGATAAATATGTACACGTTGGGTATGGTAAATACAAAGAAAAAAGTAAAAAAGATGTAGAGGGTGCACCATTATTCACCAAAGATGATAATGGAAAATATACTCCAATTAGTGGAGATGATAAGGGTGGTAAAGCTAAACCAACTGGTCAAGCAATACAAGGTGCGGATATGTTTAAACACGATAAAAGTGTTAAACAACCAAAAGAAACTCCAAAACAAGAACCTACAAACTCATCATCTGATACAACCGAAGTAGCAAATAAATTAAAGAATAGAAAAACAAAAGATGGTGAAGAATTAGATATTGATGTAACACCAAATGGTTCATTGATTATTGGAGTTGAGCATGGAGAAGGAACTGAAAGTACAAAACAAACAATTGATGCAATAAAACAATTACCATCCGATACAAAAGTAATGTTTGTGGGCGAGGGTGGTATGAGTAAAGATGATAATGGTAATTTAGAATTAGCGGGTGAACAAGATGAAATTAGGAATGCAGTAAAAGACCATTTTAACAATGCAGAAGAAAGTAGTTGGGATGAAAACGCAAACGTATTGGATGATAGTTCACCTGTGTTTGATGAAGTAGCAAAGGTATTAGGTGGAAGTAAATCTAAAGCTAAAGCAGCATTGTGGTCAAATATGTATGGACAAGACGGGCCCGATGAAAATATGAAACCTGATGATTATTTAGATGATGAAGGTAAAGCATGGTTAGTTGACCAAGCCCAAAAAGGTGGAGTAACGTCAATAACTAAAGATACGGATTTTAATAATTTATCAGATGAACAAAAAGATGATTTGTATCAATTAAATTATAGAGATGATGACGGGTATGGTGAAACTGAAATAAGTAAAGCACAAGAAGAATATAACGGGTTTCGTCAAAGGGAATTAGATAGAAAAATAAAAGAGGCAGAGGATAACGGATATACAGTAATTGCACCCGTTGGTAATTCACACGTTGATTTGCGTAGACAACGAACTAAAAAGAAAGATACACAAGATACACCAAAGGTAGATATAAATAAAAATACACCAATGACTCTTCAAAAAATTAAAGATGGTGTAAAGAATTGGAGTGTACAAGAAAAAGAATTTTTTACAAAAAAAGTGCATAAAGGTAACTCACCGGAACGAAGAAGTTTCGCAGAAGCGATTAAACATAAAGCTAAAGGTGCATTAGAAGCAATTAAACATGGTGCTAAACACGAAGTTCATTTGTTTAAAGAGGCTGGAAGTGGTGTTAAAAACTTTTTTAGTGGTAAGGAGGTATCGAAAGAAGAAAAGAAAGCCCTAATTGGAGTTGCTAAAAAAGTTGCATTAGCAGCAGCATTTGGTGCAGCGGGTGGTGGATTGGCACATGGAGCTGTTGCTTTTGGTAAACACGTAATGATGGAATTTATCCCTCATGTAGTTGTTGAAACTCTGGCAGCAGGTGCAGGTAAAGCAGCATTATTTGCAGGAGAGGAAGAACCAGATGCAGATATGTTAAAATTCATAGCTATCATAAGTAAGAAATTAGAAAGTGCAAAAATACCAAATGAAATAATGGCTTCTGCAATAGAATCATTTAATTCTAATAAAGATGAAAAGGGTGGCATTAAAGAAGATTATTATTATGATGGAACAGTTGATAATTACGCAGATTGGGCTAGAACACATAAAAGAAAATATGATAGTGAAAAAACTAATTTCAAAGTAAAAGATTCAGGCCAAGATGATTTAGAAGAAATAGCTGTACAAGTTGATGATATACCCAATAAACCATTAACTGAAGTTAAAAAAGAAAGTGTTGTAAATTACTATAAAGCAATTTGTAAAGATTTAAAAATAAAACCCATTTCAATTAAATTTGGGTCGGTTGGTCACGCAGGTGCAGCAACTACATACGATACTAAAACATTTATACCAGAATATATTACTTTTGATTTGGGTAAGGTTACTGATATAGAAAGGGCAATATTACATGAAATAACACATCAAATACTTTTATTAAAACAACAAAACCCATTCCATAATTGTCATAAAAATATTGGATTTAAAAAATTAGAAAATAAATTAATTGATAGATACTTTTATTCATCACAAAGTGCAGTATTAAGAGAAAACGTTAAAGTTGAAATGGCTAAAACTGATATGGATTCAGTTGAAAAGTATGCTGATTCACAAATGAGTCCAACTGATGTTGATTTAGGAAAAGAAACTGACCATTTCTTTCAAAGGTTAAACGACCCGAGAAATGGTAAAGAAATATCACCCGCAGAATTAACGGGATTATTTAAAAGATTGGCTAGAAACAAAAAGAAATTTTTAGAGTTCCTAAAACAATATAAAGAGTTTGTAGTTAAAGATAGAGTATCAAATATTAATATTGCATTCATTAAAGTTGCTGATAGATTGATTGCTAAGACGGTAATGAGAAAGGCTGATTTTAAATCATCTACTCCTGTATTCACAACCGAATCACTAATAATGGAAGGTGGCGCATATGGACATATGAATCATCCATTTGATACTGAAATCAATTTAACCTTTGGTCAACTTAAAGATATTGTAAATCGTGCATTGGATGGTAATTTAGAATTTGCTAGAGAGAAAACAGATGGTCAAGCCTTGGCTATAAGTTGGATAGATGGTAGATTAGTAGCAGCAAGAAACAAATCACATTTGAAAAACAAAGGTGCTGGTGCATTAGATATTAATGGGGTAGCAGACAAGTTTGCAGGTAGAGGTGAATTAACTGATGCCTACAATTTTGCTATGAAAGACCTATCTAATGCTATAAAATCATTATCACAAGCACAAAAAGATAAAGTATTTAAGAATGGTTCATGTTTTATGAACATAGAGGTAATATACCCTACCTCAGTCAATGTTATTCCTTATGGTCAACCACTATTAGTATTTCACGGAACAATGGAGTACGATGATAATGGTGATGCAATAGGAGAATCAGCAGAAGCAGGTAGAATATTGGGTGGAATGCTTAAACAAGTAAATGCCGATGTTCAATCTAAATATACTCTACAAGGGCCACCGGTATTAAAGTTACCAAAATCACAAGACCTATCATCTAAAAAAGGTAAATATCTTGCTATGATATCTAAATTACAAAAAGAATTTGGATTAGGAGATACTGCAGGTGTTGCTGATTACCATCAAGCATGGTGGGAGAACTTTGTAGATAAAAAATCACCAACTACATTAGATAACGGCACCAAAATGGGGTTAGTTAAGAGATGGGCGTTTGGTGAAAAGGGATTCCGTATTGATAAGAATTCAATTAAGGATGAAAAAACTCTTGCATGGGCTACTAAGATAGATAAAGAAGACCATAAGGGTATTTCAAAAGATAACTTAATGAAATTCGAAGATATTTTCTTAGGAGTTGGTGCAGATGTATTGGAATTTACAGCATCAGTATTAACAGTTAATCCAGATTCGGCTCTAAGGGATATGAAGAAAAGATTAGAACAAACTATAAAGGATGTTCAAGCAAGTGGAGACCCTAAAAAGATAGATAAACTAAAATTAGAACTTAAAAGATTAAATTCAATCGGTGGTGCTAAAAGAATCGTACCAATCGAAGGAATTGTATTTGTATATAACGGACAAACATTCAAATTAACAGGAGCATTCGCTTCCTTAAATCAATTATTGGGTATTTTTTACGCTTAATTTATTTTATATATACTTATATATGTATTAAAATAAAAACCTAATATAGAATAATGGCAAAGGAATTTAATAAAAAGTTTATGCATCCAACTCGTAGGAAGTTGGTGGATATGGTTATGACAGGTGGTGAATATGCTAAAAACACCACAGTTGGTTGGGAAAAAAATAATGTAGAAAGAAAAGTTGGTGATGTTTGGGAAGACGAACATCATAGATATGAAAAAAAAGAAGGATTCACAATGAAAACTTCTAAAAACTCTGAAGCGTTTGATGAAATCAGAAAATATATAGCAGAATTAGATAGATGTTCTAATCCAGATTGTACTACAATAAAAATTAATAGTAATCATAAGAAGGTAATTAAAAAAACTGGTTATTGTATCAATTGTTTAGCGGAAAGAGAACATAATGTACGAGTTGCCGGAGTATGGGAACAATATGAGGATTATAAAATATACACTCGTATGATAATCGATGGTAAAATAAAATTAGAAGAACTTCAACAAGCACATGATGATGTGAAACCTTATTACGAATATGTAAATGAGGATGGAACTAGGGAAAAATGGCAATTACCTAATTCAGTAGAAAATACTCGTGCTGAAATAATGGAAATTATTACAAATGGCAAAGAAGAGTTACAAAAAATAGAAGAATTCCGTAATAAAGCATTTGAAATTTTAAAAGAACATAATTGTGAACATTACGTTTAATACAAAACAATAATGGCAGGTGCTTCTTTAAAAGATATAATAAAATTAGAATACCAACGATGTGCTGGTGACCCTATATACTTTATGAAAAAGTATTGTATGATTCAGCACCCTGTCCGCGGTAAAATACCATTTCATTTATATCCATTTCAAGAAAATACACTAACACAATTCAAAGACCACCGATATAATATTATTCTAAAATCTCGTCAAACGGGTATATCTACCTTAACTGCGGGATTTGCATTGTGGAAGATGTTATTTAATCAAGATTTTAATGTATTGGTAATTGCAACTAAACAAGAAGTTGCTAAAAACCTTATTACTAAAATTAGGGTAATGAATCAATATTTACCTAGTTGGTTAAAACAAACAACAGTTGAAGATAATAAACTTTCATTACGATACTCAAATGGTTCACAGGCAAAAGCAACTTCTGCAGCAGGTGATGCTGGTCGTTCTGAAGCACTATCTCTATTAGTATTTGATGAGGCAGCATTCATTGATAACATTGAAGAAATTTGGATATCTGCACAATCTACTCTATCAACGGGTGGTAATGCAATTATCCTTTCTACTCCTAATGGTGTGGGTAATTTCTTTCATAGAACATGGGTAGGTGCAGAGGATGGAACTAATGGATTCAACACTGTCCGATTACATTGGACGGTGCACCCCGAAAGAAATCAAGCATGGAGAGATGAACAACAAGTCCTATTAGGGGCAAAGGGTGCCGCACAAGAATGTGATTGCGATTTTGTATCATCCGGTGATAGTGTAATAGACCCACAACTTCTAATGTTTTATAGGGAATCTTTTGTACAAGAACCATTGGAAAAAACTGGCTTTGATGGAAATCTTTGGAAATGGGAATATCCTGATTACCAAAAATCATATATGGTTGTTGCGGACGTTGCACGTGGAGATTCTACGGATTACTCCGCCGCACAAGTAATTGATATTGTTAATTCGGTACAAGTAGCAGAATACAAAGGAAAATTAGATACAAAAGATTTTGGAAATTTCTTAGTTTCCTTAGCAACTGATTATAATGAAGCACTTTTAGTAATAGAGAACGCAAATATTGGTTGGGCAGTTATCCAACAGGTAATTGATAGGGGATATAAAAACTTATTCTATATGAGTAAGGATTTAAAGTATGTAGATGTTGAACATCAGATGCATAATAAGTTTAGGGCGGAAGAAAGAGGTATGGTTGCAGGATTCTCAACCACATCTAAAACAAGACCGTTGATTATTTCAAAGTTAGATGATTACTTCAGAGAGAAATCTATCACCATACGTTCTAATAGGTTGATAGAAGAGCTTTTTACCTTTATATGGAACAATAATCGTGCGGAAGCAATGAGGGGATACAATGATGACTTAGTAATGGCGTTATCGATTGCTCTATGGGTTAGAGATACCGCATTAAGATTAAGACAGGAAGGAATTGATTTAACTATTAAATCATTAGGTGGGATTCAACAACAAATACAAGAATCTGGCTTCTATGGTGGTAGTTCAATGGATGATAATCCGTGGTCAATGAGAGTAGGTAATCAAGACGAAGATTTGACTTGGTTGATTAAATAAAAAATTCAACATATTTATAGTGTATAATAAGATGCACTATTAAATAATATAATTTTAATATAAAAAATAAAATATGGCAGATACTACATTTTTCAATCGGTTAAAAAAACTTTTCTCTACAAAGGCAATTGTTACTGTCGATGCTAGTGGAAAACGAAAAGTTTTTGATACGGATGAAAAACAACAAACAAACTTATCTTCACTAAAAGATAGGTACACAAAAATACAAAAATCTTTTTATGAACAAGCGGGTGGTGCACAATCAATGGCATACGCCCAAGTTCGTAGAGAAGTATTTAGAGATTTTGATGCAATGGACCAAGACCCAATTATAGCATCTGCATTAGATATTTACGCTGATGAATCTACACTTAAAAATGAATTTGGTGATATTCTAACAATACGTTCAGATAATCAAAGAGTACAAGAATTATTAGAAAACCTTTTCTATGATATTCTTAATGTTGAATTTAACTTATGGCCGTGGACACGTAATATGTGTAAATATGGTGATTTCTTTTTAGGACTTGAGATTGCCGAAGGTAAAGGTATAGTAAACGTTACTCCACACTCAGTATATAATACTGAAAGAATAGAAGGACAGGACCCTGAGAATACCTCACTTGTTAAATTTAAAGTACAAGAAGACCCAATCGGTAAAGTAGAGTACGATAACTTTGAAATGGCGCATTTCCGTTTATTATCTGATACCAACTGGTTACCTTATGGTAAATCAATGATTGAGAATGGTAGAAGGTTGTGGAAACAATTAAGTTTAATGGAAGATGCGATGTTAATCCATCGTATTATGAGAGCACCTGAAAAAAGAGTGTTCAAAATTGATATTGGTAATATTCCACCAACGGAAGTTGATAACTACATGCAAAAGATTATCAATAAGATGAAAAAAGTTCCATTCTTAGATAAGACAAGTGGTGATTATAATTTAAAGTATAATATGCAAAACCTTACGGAAGATTTTTATCTACCGGTAAGAGGTGGTGATAGTGGAACTGCTATTGAAAATTTAGCAGGATTAGAATATGCTTCAATTGAAGATATTGATTACTTAAAAGCTAAATTATTTGCTGCATTAAAAATTCCTAAAGCATATTTGGGATATGATGAAAATGTAAATGGTAAAGCAACCCTAGCAGCAGAAGATGTACGTTTTGCAAGAACAATCGAAAGAATCCAAAGAACAATCACTTCAGAATTATCTAAAATAGCAATTATCCATTTATATGGTAATGGTATTCAAGATTCTGAAATGACTAATTTTGAAATTGGATTAGTTAACCCATCTACAATCTACGAACAAGAGAAAGTAAATTTATGGAGTGAGAAAATTCGTTTAGCAACTGATATACAAACTTTAAAAATGTTATCTAAAGATTGGATATATGAAAATATATTTAAATTATCAGAAAATGAACAAACTGAACAAAGAGGTAAGATAGTTGAGGATTTAAAAGATACATTCCGTTATAACTCAATAGAAAACGATGGTAATGACCCTGCAAACCCCCCACAACAAAACGATGTTGAAGAAAGTTTAGAAAATCTTAAAACAGAATTGAAGGATAAAGGTGGTAGACCTCGCGAAGGTAATACTTATGGTAAAGACAAACATCCTTATGGAAGAGACCCATTGGGTGATGATGAGAGAACTTCAAAAAGAAGTAGAACATCTGAAACAAAAGCAATGAATTACATCAATGGGATTTCATCAAAAAAGAAATATTTACACGAAACGAAAGATATGTTAGATGAAACTAATATTATCGATGATACGGAAAATTAATCTAACTTCTAATTTTTTATATTTATATATAGAAATTTGAGTCTATCAAAATAAGGATTTAAAAACAATGAAAAAAATTAAACATTCGAAATTTAAAAATACTGGGTTTTTATTTGAACTCTTAACTCGTCAAATCACGTTGGAGATTCTAAATAATGCTCCAGTTGAAAAGGCTAAAAAAATAGTACAAGAATTTTTTGGTGGTAAAACCGAATTAGCAAAGGAATTACGTTTATTCAATTTACTTACAACTGAAAAATATAATTCAGAAAGTAAAGCAGAAAAATTTATTGATGCTATTATTGAAACTCGTACTAAATTAGATGAAACTAAATTATTAAGAGAAAAGTATAATTTAGTAAAAGCTATTAAAGAAAATTTCGATATTGAAGAATTTGTTGCATCCCCTGTTACCAATTATAGAGTATTGGCATCGGTTCATAAGATTTTTGAAGCAAAAATTCAAGATGTAACAAATGTTAAAGATGTGTTTGATGCTAAGATTACATTAGTAGAACACGTATCTACAAATACAGCATCTATTAAAAAGATTGAAGATAAATTAATGGAAACATACAAAACTCAAGAAAAAGATTTGAGATTGTTGACATATAAAATCCTAGTTGAAACATTTAATACCAAATATACCAACTTAAACGATGACCAAAAAGGTCTTTTAAGAGAATTTATTAATAATGTTAATAATACATCTAAATTTGGTGAATACTACGATACACAATTAAAGAAAGTAGTAACAGAACTTCATAAATTACATTCGGAAGTTAATGATAAAATTACAAAAATTAAATTAAAAGAAACTATCAATGTTTTAAAAACACAAAAGATAGGAAAGAAAATTACGGATGAACAAGTTTCAGCGTTGATGATATCATACGAATTAATAAAGGAAATAACCAATGTCAGAAAAAAATATTAAATCTTTTATAGAAGAACTTATTGACGAAGTTGAAAAAGAGTTAGAAGAAGCCAATGTGACGGGTAATGTCGATGGTTATGATACTCCTTTTGCTTTTTCTGATAAAAATTCTGCTAAAAAAAGAAAAAAAACTGCAACACAATTCGGTTATACATTAGTAAATAATGATATTAACAATATTGATGAATCTATAAACGAAGATACTAAACGTGTAAACATATTAGGTATAGATTTCAATATAAGTGAAATGAATGGAAGAATATTCTTTTCTTTTATAGATAAAAAAGCAGCAAGTCTTAAAATTAGAGAAATTGGAACTAATAAAATAGTAAATCTTATACAAAAAAGTTTAGATAATGCATATGGTAAAGGTGAGTTTTTCTTTAAAGGTGGAGACCATGCAGAATTTCAAAATGGATACTTATTTCAAAGAAGTATTGGTAATATAAAACTTAATAAACTCAAATTTGAGTCATTAGACCCTAAAGCACAAAAATTCTTAGATGCTATTCAAGTTAATGATAGAAGTATAAAAGATTTAAAGAATATTACGGTCGATGCAACCCCACAAGGTAATTGGTCAGTTTATTTTAAAGGTAAACGTATGTTTACTCTTAATAGTAAAATGTTAGATGATAAAACTATTATGAAATATGGTTTGGAGCATATGGATGAGAGTTTATCAGAAGGCAAATCAAAAAGACCGGTAAATCGTTGGTTAGAATTAAAAAACGATGAATCAATGCATGCTAATAAAAAGTTAGCAACTGGTTTGAGAGAATTAAAATATCAATTAAAAGAAGTTGAAACATTTTTCCGTTGGTATAATCAAATTAAGACTATGAATGAATTAAGTTCCGATGGATTTTGGAAAAGAACACATGGGCATATTTATAAGATAAAGGAACGATTAATCAACATAGCGAAAACAATACAGGAGATAGAAAAATAATGAAAATATCACGTACACGATTAAAAGAAATCATCAAAGGAGTAATGACGGAAGAAAGCGAATATCAGGCATTCTTTCAAAAAGCATTAGATAAAGCTGGAAAATCAATTCCATCTATGTCTGAAGAAGAAAAGAAAGCATTCTTTGATAAAATTGATGCAGCATGGAATGGTAAAGGTGAGAAGAATGAAGAATTAGTTGGTGGTCAAAAGAAATTAGATGTTGATAAAGATGGTGATATTGGAGCAGATGATTTAGCAGATTTAAGAGCTGGTAAAAAAACAAATGAATCAATAAATGAAGATGAAATTAATTGGAGTGCAACAGAAAACGCAATCATTAATTTTTTAAAAATGAATACGAAGATTTTAGATAAAAGAGTTAAAGATAGAGATGTAAATGGCGTTAAAGGTGGGTTACAATCAATCATTGATGGTTTAACAAACGCACAACGTAGTTTAAAATTAAAATAATGACACGAAAAAGATTGTTAGATATTATTAACGAAGAGATAACCAAAGTAAAATGGGGTATCGTTAAAGAAGAAATCACAAATGAGGATGAAAAACTTATTCGTGATATTATTCGTAAAGAAGTATCTGCAATATTTTTTGACCTCTTTAAAAAGAGAAAAACGTGGGGAGCATAATGAAAAATTTATTAATAGAAACGACATTATTTGAAGGAAAATTAAATGAAGATTCAAGTGGCAGAACCTTAGTTAAAGGTATTCTTCAAAGAGCTGTTGCAGAAAACCAAAATGGTCGTATATACCCTAAAGATATCTTAATGCGTGAAGCAAAGAAATATGAAGTTCTTATTAAAGAAAGACGTGCATTAGGGGAATTAGACCATCCAGATTCTGGTATTATCAACTTAAAGAACGTTTCACATAACGTCAAAGAAATTCATTGGGAAGGTGATGACCTATGTGGGACAGTAGAAATTCTACCAACCCCATCAGGTAATATCTTAAAAGAATTATTAAGAGCAGGTATCCTTTTGGGTATTTCTTCTCGTGGTATGGGTTCGGTAGTTAATATTGGCGAAGGTAAAGTTAAAGTGGGTGATGATTTTGAACTGATTGGTTGGGATTTTGTTTCTAACCCGTCTACACATGGTGCATTTATGACACCAGTTACGATGAATGAATCAGTAAATAGACAATTAAAAGAACAAGCTATAGTTTGTGGTGAGTATTGTAAGGCACAAGACCTTATGAGAGAAATCATTACTGAATTAGCATAAACATAAAGGATAAAATATGGCATTTTCAATACAAGATTATCTAAGAGATAACAAAATAGAAATGGGTAGTATTAAGAAAGAAGTTGGTGATACACCTTTTAAGGGTGGTCATAACGATATTCGTAAAACTAACTATGAGGTTAAGATTAAAGAGGATGGTAAGTTAGACCTGTATACACATAAAACTGTATTAACTGAAAGTAAAAAGGTAATTAAAGAAGCATCTGAAATAGAATTAAAAGAATTAGATTCTAACAAACAAAAACAAGTACAACAATTTCTAAAATTCTTTAATGGTAAAGTTATTACACTTTGGGATGGTATTCATGGTAATATAGCTGATATTGAAATGGCAGAAAAAAATTGGAGAATGGATGTTGGTGATTTAAAATTATTAATTTCATTAAAAATCCGTTGGATAGAATTTGATAATAAAATAGTATCAATAGGATTTTAAAAAAAAGGAACATCAACTAATGATTAAATTAAATAATTTACTTAACGAAGAAACTTTTACCGCTACTAATAAGAAGACCGGTAAAACAAATAAACCATATATGAAGAATGAAGGTAGAATTTCTTTATCAAAAATGGTAAATGAAGACCTATTAGATATAATCCCATACTTTAAGAAAAAAAGAGAAGCTGCAGCTAAAAAATTAGCTGATATACATTATACTAGAAAAGAGTTAGCATACAACAATGTTAAAGCAGTATATGATACTACTATAAAAGCATTAGATAATCCTAAATATTCACAAGATAAAGATGCCAAAATAAAAGCATGTAATGACTTGATTTGGACAATTGTATCAGGTGCACCTAAAAATGAAAAAATAAATTGGACTAAATTAAAAACCTCATTTGATTGGGATGAATTAAATGAGTTCAATATGATGGATGAAATTGAAAATACATTCGCAGATGTACTTAAAACAAAAAAAAATACAAAATAGGAGATAATAAATGATACGTTTATCAAAGATAGTTAAGGAAGGTGAAGAACCAAAAAGATTTTCTAACGAAGTAAAAAAACATTTCTTAGAAATCGTTTCTACATACAACAAGTATCAAGAAATGATGGATAGAAAATCAGATATTACTGAGATAGCAGAAACTTTGGGTGGTATTACCGATGCAGCTAGAGAATTGGCGGTAAACGAAGCAGATGATTGGTTTGATGCACATACTATTAAAC